CAACGATGTTGCTGTCACTATCGGACATACTACGAAGAACAACCGAGAAGGTGCCGTAATCAGACGTGGAGATGCTGGATTCACGGATCTTCTCAATAGAAACTTTGACATTCTTGTTGAGCCATTCTCCATGGCCAAGACCAATAAGGCGGAATAGCTTTTGAGCATCTTTGATCTCGAATGCTCCGGCGGCGCCGAGATCCTGACCAATAAACCAGCCAGCAACTGCGTCTTGGGATGGCACACTCTTCATGTTTGAAGGTGCTGCGGTAGAACCGGAAATAATACCGGCAATGACCCCGTAAAGAACGCCGGTCGACCCACCGGTCAAGCCGCGTTCGCGCAGTTCTTGTTCAAACGTCTCACCAAGCCAATAGTCTTGATAAGAAGCAGAAGGATAAAAGTCTCCTTGACCACTTGTTATTTGAGGATTGGTATTAAAGCGTTTGCGAGCGAAGTTGGCACTTGAATCATCAAAGTTAAAGGAGATTGCGGACTCACCTTTAGTGATTCCGCTAATCCGAACTTTAAAGTTACCGTTTGCGTCACTTTTAATCATTGTAGAGGAGGCAGTAACAACAGCCGTAGATGCCTGCGAGCCGGCAACATTACCACACAACGCTACAGAACCACTCTGCACATACCACACAGCGGCAAGTTGACCTTCCAAAGTGGTACCTGTTGCAACACTAGCGGAAGCAAAAACCCACAAACCGTATGCACCACCATCAGAACCAGTGATTGGTTTACCGGTGGTCTGCCAGCCTGCTGCGGCGGCGCCCCCAGCGGCTGAACCAACACTATTCTCTTGACCGAGAAGACGTACATAAGTAAGTGGAGCTACACCAGCATTTAAAAACGCTTTAGCTGCATATGTTCCATACATTGGAGATTGACTGTTGCCGTTGCGATATATATCGCCTCCACCATTTCCGGGGACGGTATCACCAAAAACGTTTACGAATTCGGAGTACGACTCAACCCGAACAGGTTGCATTGCAGGTCCGCGGGTCGCGCGACCGATAACAACTGGCCCAATTGCATTGGGAGTACTAGGGATAAACGAGTTATCAATTTCGTTGATAAACACCCCAGGAGATACAAACTTGAAGTTTTTTACTGACATATTGTGGTTCCTCTTTTGAAAAGTGCGTGTAATTGATGCCTAATCATACTTTAAATAGTATTTTTAATCTCAAAAGGATAGGCAAGTTTCAATATTACACTTCCTGAACTAATCTTTTCCCCAAAGATTAAAGTTTCCTGCTGGGACTGTGGATTCTTGCGGGAATTGATATTCGACCGCGTTCTCTTCAATACGTACCAATTTACGGTCGTCGTTCACGCCTTCACCAATCAAATAACCCAACACATTGATGGTGATTTCGGTGGTAAACATGCGGGTTTCATCTCCTAAACTGGCAACGTTGTTAGTTTGAGAGAAGTTTTGTTGTATAAACGCCTCATATCTATGATTATTTCGAGTTAAAATGAAAGAATTGATTTGACCAGTGCGAGTTAAAAACGGTGCTGTCAAATCGTTCATTTGCTGCTGGTATTCTGATTTTAAGATGATTTTGTAATCTATATTAACGTACACAGGGATTGGAATTGACAGAGTTTGCACAACAACTTTCTTATTAACTCTGGGATAGTAGCGCTGTGGATTTCCGCCACTATTTGTACGAGTACCTGCGGCAACGGCGAAATTTCGTGTCTTATCAGGAACTATTCTTTGTGCAATTACAAAACGGCCGGCGCGTCCGTTATCTCTATTAGAATAAAGGTGCGCTTGAAACGAACCCTTGCGATTGGGATCCTTGGTTACGTTTGTGCGCTCAACGCTCACTATAGGCAGTACAATGGCTTCGTTATAGTCACGCATATCTTTACGGTTCTTTATCTGGTAGGCGCGTTCAGGAGCCTGCCAGAGCACAGGAACACGCTCGAAACCGCGGTTAGATAATGCTGAAAGCTGTAAGTCGCTTTTAAGCCAGTTAACCATGGCGGTATCGATATCTTCTAATGTCGAGGCTAGCATCCCAATTTCAGAAAGAGCATAACTGGCAGATCCTGACGGAAGCAAAGCAAAGTCGAAGTTATCAGGTAGCATCGAAAAGTCCCCTTCTAGACATGCGACATTTTGCAGCAATTTCAAACTCTTGGCCGGCTTGGCCGAACAACAGCCTTTTCTCTGAAAGTGTTACAATCTCATAGTAATTATCGTTATAAAGCACGAAGTCTCCCTCTCTTACATATAAGTTCTGATCTTCGGTAAGTCGGCGTTTGTGAAAATGTACGTTAATCTCCCATGTTTTATCGATACCGACTCCATCCATATAGGTCGTTGAAAACTCAGTGTAATCCACTAGTGCGTATACACGAATAGGAGGAAGATAAGTTTTCTCTACTGCTTCTCCATAAACTTCATGAAACTTGGTTCGCTCCATATCGATAGGGTAATAAAGAATCTGTTGACCAATGACCTTTTCAATAAGCTCATCATTAACTTGTTTTACTAAATCTCGTTCTTTTTTACCTAAGAAGAGCGGTGGTGGGGGACTATCGGGTCTTTTCCATTCATCTGACATATATTATTACCCCACAAATATCGGCAAAGGCGTCACCTTCAATACATTAGCAGCCGAATCGGCGATTTCTTGGTCAGTCTTGGCCAATGCACCGTATTCGGTCTCTTTAAGCATTTCTGCTAGTTTTTCTTTAAGTTGCTGCTGTTCCTCTTTGGCTTGAGACAGTAAATCGCTATGATTTAACGTCACACTTTCGCCAGGAATAGGCAAAGTGGTAAACTTACCTCTGATTTGACCCAACATCTCTTTACAAAGCGCTAATGAATACTTACGAATCCATTGTTGACCCATCGAGTTGATGTTTTCAAACGGTAAGTTGTCAAAAGGCAGCGTATTCATGTTATTGACACCTTCAATACCTGTGTCAGTGGTGCCGTCGAGTTCATATGGCTCCATATCAACATAAAAACGCACCCAAATGCGAGAATTTAAGCCATCCCCGAAGCCATACTGATTTGGTGTCGGATAAAGTCTCAGTTTATTGTTAATAAGTTCAAAAGAATAGTTTGAAGTACGAGTAAAGATTGAATCTTCATATGCCATGGCCTGCATTTTGTTTTGCCACGTTGGAATAATCTCAAATGTTGAATCATCCGAAAACTGACCATAAGTTGAGTAGTTTCCTACAACATTCAGACCTCCATAGTACCCATAAAATCTCCACATTGCTCGTGGTGACTTGTAAAACACTTTAGTAATAATAACTCTTTTATTACCTACTTTGCCGGAATATGATACGGCGGCGCCTGTTTCATCAACTCCAGAAGCAGAGGAGGATGAAATAATATTCTGTAAGTCATAGTCTTGTTGATCTTGCACCGGTTTAAACGAGGCGGAATATTGTGGAATAGTTCCACCAAATCCGCCGGCAGCGGCTGCAGCATCACCAACACGACGTGAATAACCCAAAGAATATCGAGGATATTTAAGATTAGAGCCACTTGGGCCACTTGTAATATCACCTTTATTATTAAAGGAAGCTGTTGCGGACCCCAGAACATTGGAAAGGACGTTCTTTCCTTGGTGCATGTTCATAATATATGAATATTCTAGAACCGCTTCTTCATAAGATGCATATACGTTGGCGGGTGTTAACTCAATGTCAACAACATCACCTCCAAGCTTCTTATACACATAGGCTACTTGTTCTGAAGCGCCTGTTAGGAACGGCAATGAGCCGCTATACATCCCAAAAGGTAGCGATGTTGCAACTAGTGCTGCGCTACCTGTTGATGTTAAAACAATGGCGCTAGTTTGAGAAACCGGTGATAGATTCGTTGGCATGCATGTGTACTCCTACATTCTAAATAGTAAAAACAAACTTAAAACTCGATACCTTTATAGCTTTATTTTAGGTACTGCTCTTGGATGTTTTCTTTTTGGTAGCCTTTCGCGCGGGGGTTCGCGTGGAAGATTTAGTAGTAGTAGTCTTTTTAGCTGGCTTAGTTTTAGTAGTTTCTGCATGCAAAGTGGGTTTTTTGACTGTAGTAGTCTCACTTGTTGGTGCAGTTGTTACCTCTTCTGCTGCCTCTGGTGCTGCTGCTTTTTTAGTCTCAACTTCAACAGGTGCAGGCGCCGGTGCGGCCTCAACGATTTCTGTAGGTGCTGGTGTCTCTGTACGTTGTCTCATCCGTGGATGATTGCGATGTTTGCCACCAAACTTTGCTGCAGCAGCCATCATTCGTCTTTTCTTTCCCATGTGGAACTCCTATTATTTTGTCCAGTAATAAATAGTATAAAAAACACAGAAAGTGAAAATCTCAAAAAATTGCCGGCGGTATTTTTTGACAGATTGCGATTTTTGAGTTTTTTATATGAAATGAAAAACCCCCAACCCGAAAGGGAAGGGGGCCAAAGAAAAGTTACATCTTTAAGAAATAACTCATACGACGATTATGTATCTAACCCAAAATCTGGCGGCGCCAGCGGTAATGTTACCGGCGCTAGGGATTACGGATCCATAAACTGTTCGAGCGGCAGCACTGAAACCTACATCAGCTTCAGGCACCAATGTCGCATTGCCGCCAAGAGCGGTATTTTCATGGTTGATTGTGCTTGTTCCCTTGCCGGCAACAAGAGGTCCAGCACCAGAAGTCATGAGGCCGTTAGGATCACTAGCAGTCAATTCGTGGCCACCACTGGTGGTTCCAAAAAAACATTCCAATGATGCAGCTTCTGACAACACAAGGCTCGTTACCACAACACAACCCATACCTGTGATGACAGCATTTGCTGGAAGTGAGATAGCGGCAGAAGTAAATCCTCCGGTTCCATCTGCTGCGGCGCGAGCTGAATATGCACACATTTCTACGCCTTTGGCATTCTCGAATTTAGTGCCTCCCATTGCCAAATCTCTTTTAAGATTTTGTATTAACGCTTGGGTTCTCGCCAAGCCTACTCTTTTAGTACCCATTTTTTATAACCCTCCATTTGTATTCATGTCATTAAAACACGGGATAAAGACCCATTAAGGTCTCCATCTCTAAGTAGTATCCTACTACACATAAAGAAAGCCCCCGCTCTTAAAAAGAACGAGGGCTTTACATTCGGTTAGACTGCTATCGTTTAGCTAGTTGCACCGGCTTGTCCTAGGAGACCTGAGATAACTACAAGTCCGTACATATCAGGACGCACCATCTTCTTAGCATAACGAGTCATGACTCCCTTGCGGGGCACGAAGTCTTCTGGTCCGAAGATAGTAGGTGTGGTTTGTAGTGGCACATAAGGTGCGTATACATACCCTGACTCAAGGAATGAGCCACCGCGACGACCAACGAGGACGACGTTGCGGAGGAAGTAAGGATCGACAATAACGTCGAACTTCTTGCTCAGCGAACCGACCTTGACGGCGCCAATGGAACCCTTCTCGTCATCAGCAGTGACGGAAGCGCGGAATCCAGCGGTAAACTCAAGGATGTTGGCAACTTCAGGTCCACAGACCACAAAGTTAGCACCACCACGTAGAGTCTTACGGTGGATCTGGGCAGAAACATCATTGATTGTTTCAATGAGAGTCTCATACCACTCTGACACAGTACCGGTGAAGTCTGGAGCAGCGGAGCTAGCACCAATTTCAACACCTGTCTCACGGTTCAAGAAGAGACCGGGAGAACGTGACCAGTAGTAAGTACCAGCGGTTGCACCGTTAACGAGGTCAGCGAGGATCTCACGGTCGATTTCAAGAGCGATTTGCTCAGAGAGAATCGAAGTAAGCTCAACCTCTGCATCCAAGTTGTGATATGCGTTGAGGTCTTGACCCAATTCTGGTGTCCACTTAGCCTTAAGCTTTTTGGTCTGTGCGGTAACAGCAATGCTGTCAACCTTGATGTCGATCTCAGGAATGTCTTCATTTCCTTCGAGTCCCCACAGGGCCGTACCAACGACAGAACCAAGGGCTCCACCACCAGTAAGGTTGTCACGGATTGGGAATTGAACAGCGGCCTCAAGAGAACCAAGTGCAACACCATTACCGCAAACACCTGCAGTACCATCAGCACCAATAACGACGAAACGAACGTTTGAAGACTCATCAGAACCAGTCTGCATGGTCAAACGACGAATAAGTCGAGAACCGGCACCAACACGAGTAGCGGCAGTACCGCCGTCAGAACCGTTGAACGATGCGGAAAATGCACCGAGGTTCTTAAAGTCAGCAGACTGACCACTCTGGGAACCAGTAAGAACGCTACCAGCACACTCAAAGACTGCGACACCAATAAGCTCGCCCGAAGAGGACAATGCCATGATATCTGGGTCATATTGAAGCCACTTGCGGCGCTGCTCTTCGGTAGAACCTGAAAGTGAGAAGTTATCTGCAACGTTCCACTGTGCAGTTTCGACACCACCAGAGCCAGTTGGAGATGCATAAGCATAACCACGAGCACCAACAGTACGCGGACCGGAAAGGTCTTCCTTGAGGGTAGCACCCACAAGCTCGACACCACCGGTGATTTGGGAACCGACCTGATCAGTACCATAGATGGACTTATCGGCGACGTTACCCATGCGATCACGCTGGGATCCTGTAGCTCCGAGGTTCGGTGAGAACACGAAGTCCAGGAAGAAGATGAGACCCGAAGGGAGACTCATCGGTTGAACAGAAACAAGATCATTTGCGATCAAGCCTGCGAACACGCGTCGGACGATTGGAAATGCTACAGCGGCGAAACCTTCTACATCACCAGCAGCCATGGAAGAACTCTCACGGAGTAGTTCCTTAGCCTGGTTTTCGAGGAGTCGTGCCATTGCACCACGCTTACGCTCATCGCTCAGTCCTTCAAGAAGACCTGTGCGCTCCCACTTAGAGAGAAGAGCATGTCCTTCAGCGCGCATATCACGGTTGACAACACCTTCGGTCAACCTTTCGATAATACTAGCCATTTTTTAATACCTCCTTAATTGTATATTTGACATTAACGTTACTTAATGCCTGCTAGTTTTTGCATCCGGTCCAAATGAGGATCGGCTGCAGTGCTCTCTTGACGAGTAGCACGGATTACAGAAGAACGACGGGTGATGGCCTCGCTCAGCGATTGTGGACTACGTTTTGGCGTAGCCTGCACTGTGCTTTGAAGCGTATCATAGATTGTCTTTGCTTCTGTGACGGAACCAGCATTAGAAATCGCTTCGGCAAGTCTTTCTTTTTGCCGCTCATTCAAGGAGGTATTTCTAAGCACGCGGTTCGTATATAGTAAACGAGCGTTTGACAGATTTGTTTCGACTAATGTCTCTTTCATTTCTGTCACAGCTTGCTTATATTGTGAAACTTGTTGCTTGAGTTGCTTGTTTTCAAAGGTCAACTCTTCTTGAGCCTTTTTAAGAGGCTCTAAAATGTCTTCTTGGTAGTCAGTACTGCGTCGGGCTGCGAGTTCGCGCTCCATTTCGTACTTGGTGCTCTCGGAAGAACGTCCGGCCCAGCCGGCCAGGGAGGCGCGCATGTCTACCGTAAGGCGCTCCATAACTGCGTCCACGAGATCCTCGGGAACATCTTGGTCTTCTGTTTGAACAGGAGTATCGTCATCAAGAGTTCTTGTTTCATCGTCGGAAGCTTCGGCTTGGTCGGCGGTTTGGAGGCCGGCCAAGTCTTCCTCAAGTTCTTCTTCTTCTTTCACCGGCTTCTTCTTGCCTTGTCTTAACGCAGCAAGATCTTCTTCATCCACGCCAGGAGGTTCTACAACATCTAAGGGGTGTTTGTCCTCTTTCTCTTTTTCTTCGAGAACATCTGTATCACCTAGTAATGCTTTAATATCTTCTTCAGAGATTTCAACCTCGTCGTCTTCGTTGATTTCCGACTGAAGCTCTTGGATAGCTTCTTGGAGTGCGCCGAGGTTTACGTTAAACTCAACCTCTTCGCCTTCCTCTGGAGTCTCTTCGAGGTTTTTGCCTTCTTGGTCTGCAAGGTTGTCAGCAGCACTCAAGGGGATCTCGTCCTCTGTCACCTCAACGGGAGGAGCATCGGTTCCTGCGCCCATCTCATCACCCATAGGGTCAGCGGCAGTCACATCCCCAGCCAGGGGGTCTGCGGCGGCTTCAGCGCCACCGAACGCGCCTTCTACGGCGCCAAGCTCATCCTGCTCAAGCAGGCTCTCAATAGTTTGTTTTACTTCGTCAGAATACTTGTCAATAATGGCAGCTTCTGCGTTTTTAAGTGCAGCCTCTTTTAAGGCCTGGGCGTCTACGATAGCCTCTTTAAGCAAATTGGACATACAGTTGTCTCCTGGAAAGATAGTCGTTCAAAATAAATAGTGTTTTATAACGCAAAACACCTCTTTTTATACAGGAGCGACACTGTAACGGTCTATATCTTGTTTTTAAGGGTTGAGGTGGCCTTATGTAATCTCATTGAAAAGGTCGTACTCCCAGATTGTCGTAATAAAGGTGTCGCCTGGATTAACATCAACATCAGGGTCCATTGAAATAGCTACCATTTGTCCAGCAGTGAATGTAAAAGATCCAGAGTTGGTAGGAAGTCCCGTTAAATCAATAGTGTAACGGGCGCGAACCGTCGCGACCGAAGCTGTAAACTGTGCGCTAGGAATAGTGGTAGAATCAACATAGGCTGATGGAAACTGTGGTGTACCACCTCCTCCACTGGTGGTGCTGCCGGTATAAAATCCAAACTCAACTTTATCATTTGAAGATGCCCCTGGGGTTCCGCCCTGCATATAAATAACTTTCAAAAGGCGTCCATTATATGGCATCACAATTGCTGTTTGTTCGGTAGGAGCAGCCGTATGGGTAGCTTGCCCTGTCATAGTAATAAATCGTTTGCTTTGACTACCGAACTCCATATTATGATGTTTTACGAAGGTTTGACGTGCCAACATACGGCCCTTACCTTGAGCATCTGTGTCGACCTCAAAGACTTCTGTTGAACCACTGATCACTTCGAGATCACCCACTGCAGTAATGGATCCGGTTACAACAGTGTCACCATCAACATCTAATGTTGCAGCGGCGGCGGTCTTATTTCCGT